AAGACTTAAAATCCCACGAAGAAGGATTGTTGTGTAAAAAATGTTTTAACCAAGATAGAGAAGAGGAGAAAACAAAATGAACTATGAAGCAAAACGCGTGAGCGATATTAAAGGTAAAGGATATAGAGGAGGACACTCTGATATCATGCCTGAGATACAAGAGTTTGTATTTCAACTGAGTAAAGAGATGCGTGGTCTACAGTTTGAATACAAAAATACGTACCAAGCATATGTGTACATGGAAGGTCACCCCTTTTGCATGGGGTATATTGCCTTTGGTGACTTCCGCGAAAGTGGTAAGGGAGACAGTAACTACGTTGTGTATTCTCATAAGATACGGAATATGAAGTATTCAACCTACAGTCACCAACGTCATATGGCAATGTCTATACATTTGAAAGACGGTGTGAAGAATGCGAAGCGGTATCTTCAGAACTTTGATATGATTGACATAGCGGTGGAAACAGTACACAACGTGAAGCTACAATTTGGTTCGGCACGTGATAAGGTACGTAAGAACGCGAAGGATATTAAAGATAAATTGTTTACAAGCGAAGCTATGTATCGTGAGATGGAACACCTATCCAACTCTGGGCATGTGTTCATAGACCCCGCGTTTGGGCAACAAGTCAAAGACTTCATAACGTCTCAACAGGAGCATAAAATATCCGAAGCCAAGATGTTAAATCTGTGTCTTGTCAAGGTTTATGAGAAGTTCGGTACGCAACACTTTGATGTATTGCCGATAGATAACGCTAACAAACATTATTTACGAGACAGGTCGATGTTCAACGCAGAGGGCTTAAAGACCTACACCGACGATACGATTCCCCAGGAGCTGGCAGGTAAGCTATCTGTTGTAAACATCTTATCACAAGATCAGTATGTTGAGGATGTAGGCTACGCGTTGGGAGATGGTATGTACTATGTCTCAATCTGATATTCCCTCTGACACGTTATACCAAGTGTGGGCAGATCCTGATACAAATAATATCAGAGTACGATGTATTGGTATGAATTGTGTTGACAATGCATTAGAAGATAGCTATGACCATTGGGATGCACTACCTGAGTTTATCAAAGGCCGCGTGTCTGTGTTAATGATGGTAGAGCGTGGGAGGAAAATTAAAGGTGTTGGTATGCGAAAGACTAACTTTGTAGGTGCTGACACCTTTTATTTAGATTAACATGCTAGCCAATGGCTAGGGATTAAACATAGGGGGGTGTCCACATTCTCCTATGTGAAACCAGTTTTTTTGGAGGTAAAAACATGGCGATGACACCAGAAGCGAAGGTAAAGAAAACTGTAGTTAAACACCTTAAAGCTATGGGAGCGTATTACTTTTACCCAGTCACAGGTGGCTACGGCGGTAGCGGCGTGCCTGACATAGTTGGGTGCTATCAAGGGAAGTTCTTTGGTATTGAATGTAAAGCAGGTAAGAACACACCTACACCATTACAGGAAAAGAACTTAAGAGATATAGACGCACAGCGTGGAATCGCTATAGTTGTTAATGAAGAGAATATGAATGACGTTGAAGTATTACTAAGCGGTGAGAGGTAATGGCGTATATGGGGGCTTTATATTTTGTGCCCTTGATATCCACCGCAACAAGAGCCGTCCTCCGAAGTTCCATACGGTGATCTTGTCGGGTAAGGCACGATAAGCTTAGTCCTCTCATCTGTAAATGGGAGGCACATGAGGAGATGTTATGGAGTGTGAGTGGTGTCTTAGTGACACAGTAGAAAAGACAGGAGAATGGAGACGCGTAGGGCGTAGGATTAGAAGCTATTACCATTGCCACACATGCAACATGAGATGGAGTATTCAAAGTGGTATACAGAGAGGGCGGTCATTACCTGTAGCAGGATTTACAATGAACAAAGGTTATTACCCTTGGGATAAAGAGACATGGGAGTTTGATATGAACGAGGAGGAGCGATGGAACTAACCCCTGCACAACAAGAGGAACTGACGTTCTTACGTAAACAGGTAGACAACTACGAACGCCAAGCGGATGAACATCGTACTATGATAGGAGACACAATGTACAACGCCGCACAAGTAGAGTTAAAAAAATTTGTAGAAGGGCTGAGATTAAAAGGCTACAATATTTAGGGAGAGAGAAATGAAGAAACGGAAAGTAGAAGAAAAAGTATTTGAGTACTTGTTAGATAACCCACTGGCTACGGCAGATGAGATTACCAAGGCGGTTGGTTGTTCATATAGCTACGCAAAAGAAACACTAGCTCGCGTAGGTACACCAAAAGAAGTTTTCGTGAAAGAACAGTTCAAGAAAGACGCTAACCGCAGTGTTTTACTTGCCGAAGCATCGAGCCTTACGTCTGGTGAACGTAACAAAGATTACGGTGACCCTGTGGAGAATATGACCCACATAGCAAATATATTTAATGCTATGACAGGGCACAAGATAAAACCATCAGAAGTGCCTATGTTCCATATTGCTACAAAGTTAGCACGTAGGAGAACAAGTCCACTCAAGAGAGACCACTACGTAGACATCATGGCCTACGTTGGTATTGCTTATGAGTGTGAAGTGGAGGAAGAATGATGAATTGTTGGCACTGTAAAACGGAGTTAATATGGGGTGGAGATCACGACATAGAAGAAGAAGATTCTAATTGGTCTATAGTAACTAACCTAAGCTGTCCTAAATGTGCGTGTCATGTAGACGTATATTATCCGAAAGAAGATAACGTGGGGAAAGAGTGATGGATCTAATTACACTGGACTTCGAGACCTTCTATGACAAGGAAACATCTTTACGTAAGATGACAACTGAAGCGTACGTACGTGACCCCAACTTTGAAGTGATTGGGGTTGGTATCAAAGTTAACAATCAAGAAACGGAGTGGGCGAGTGGAACACATGAACAACTCAAGAGTTACTTACACACCTTTGATTGGGCGAAGTCTATGGTACTGTGCCATAATACTATGTTCGATGGTGCTATTCTTAATTGGCATTACAATATTTATCCTCGCGTGTATACCGATACTTTGTGTATCTCCCGTGCTCTTCACGGGGTGGAAACTTCTAGTAGTCTCAAGGCGTTGGCTGAGAGGTATCAGATCGGAGTTAAAGGAGACGAGGTACTCAACACCCTCGGAAAGAAAAGAAGAGATTTCTCAGAGGAAGAACTAAGTAGGTTCGGTGACTACTGTATTAATGACGTAGACCTGACATACAAACTCTTCTCTATCATGGTCAAGGGGTTTCCAAAGGATGAACTCAAGCTGATAGACCGTACATTGCGTATGTTTATTGAGCCTATCTTAGACCTTGATTTGAATCTGTTAGAACAACATCTCATGGAAACACGTTCTCGTAAGGATGACTTGTTACGCAGCGCTAAAGTTGAGAAAGCTGATCTTATGTCAAACCCTAAGTTTGCTGAACTCTTAGAGCAGTTAGGTGTGAAGCCCCCCATGAAGGTAAGTCCGACTACAGGTAAAGAGACCTTTGCCTTTGCTAAGTCTGACGAGGGGTTCAAGGCACTCGAAGAACATGAGAACGAGAAGGTGCAACTTCTTGTAGCGGCAAGGCTTGGTAATAAAAGTACATTGGAAGAGACACGGACACAGAGGTTCATTGATATATCCAAGCGTGGCCTGTTGCCTGTACCTGTAAGATACTACGCGGCACACACTGGACGGTGGGGTGGCGACGACAAGATTAATCTGCAAAATCTACCAAGTCGTGGACGCGATGGGAAGAAACTCAAGCGTAGTATCATTGCACCAGTGGGGTGTTCTCTGATTGATTGTGATTCATCACAGATTGAAGCGAGGGTGTTGGCTTGGCTTGCCGAGCAAGATGACCTGACCCAATCATTCAACGCAGGAGAAGATGTTTACAAGAAGATGGCTTCACGCATCTACGGAGTCCCCGAAGAAGATGTTGATAAAAATCAAAGGTTTGTGGGTAAGACTACAATTCTTGGTGCAGGTTATGGTATGGGTGCGGTGAAGTTCCAAGCACAGTTGCAGACGTTTGGTTTTGACATGGAACTTGATGAAGCACGGCGTGTTATTAGTATCTACAGAGAAGCGAATTGGAAGATAAACCAACTATGGCGCGATGCTCAGAACATGCTTACTGGACTGGCACGTGGTGAGAACATTCAATTTGGACTAGAAGGTGTACTCAAGGTGGTTGACGGTGCGATACTGTTACCATCAGGACTGAAGCTAGGCTATGATGATCTACAGTTTACACAGACAGATAAGGGTGTAGAGTTTGACTACAAAACAAGGCGTGGTCGCACCAGAATATATGGCGGTAAGGTGATCGAGAACGTATGCCAAGCGATAGCGCGTTGCATTATTGGCGAACAAATGCTACAAATAGCTAAGAAATATCGTGTCGTACTGACGGTACATGACTCGATTGTATGCTGTGTAAAGGACGATGTATTGGAAGAAGCGCAAGAGTATATTGAGAAATGTATGCGTTGGACACCTCATTGGGCAGACGGCCTACCTATCAACTGCGAGAGCGGTACAGGCAAATCATATGGAGATTGTGAATGAAAAAAGAAGAAGTAAAAAAATTAGATCTTGGCGAATCACATAGGTTAGATCGCGCAAGTTTGCGAGGTATAACTGAACGCTTTATGACAGACTCAACATCGGATGATGTAATCCAACAAGTTCTTGACACGTTTGCAGACTGTAGAAAGTGCGATAGTTTTACAGAATTTACTTATGCTGTTGATTCTAAATTTAAAACTTTGTGTGTTAAATGTGGGCACGAAGACGAATTTACATCTGAAACTAGAGAGAATAATTTAGGTGGGGTTACAATCCAAATTACTTGGGTTGATAAATCAAAGCTTCATTGATGAGTATAGCCCCGTGGTCATTTAGTAAGATTAAGGCGTTCGAGCAATGCCCCAAACAATTTTACCATATGAAGATAGCTAAAGATTACCCAGAACCACAAACAGATGCCATGCGGTATGGTACTGAAGCCCATCTTGTGGCTGAAGAATACATAAGAGATGGGAAACCAGTGCCTAGTAAGTTCTCCTACATGGAGGGGGCCCTGGAGTCACTTAACAAAAGACGTGGTAAGAAGTTAACAGAAATAAAGATGGGGTTGACCAGAGAGCTAGAGCCTTGTGGCTTTAGAGATAAGAATGTTTGGTGGCGTGGTATCGCTGACCTTGTTATTGTTGATGATAGTAAGGCGTGGGTCGTGGACTACAAGACAGGTAAGTCTTCTGCTTACGCAGACAAAGGACAGTTAGAGCTGATGGCACTCGCTACGTTTAAGTATTTCCCAGAAATAAAACAGGTGAACGCCGCATTATTGTTTGTCAAAATAAATAATATTGTTAAAGATAAGTATACTGAAGATATGATTCCTTCTCTCTGGGAGAAGTGGATGTCTAATTACAAGCGTATGGAGATAGCATACGAGAACGATATTTGGAACGCACATCCGAGCGGATTATGTAAACGCCACTGTGCAGTAATTGAATGTGTTTATAATGGGAGTAACTGATGCCATATACTAAATCACCTAGACCCTACAAGAAAGAATACAAAAAACAAAAGGAACGTGGGGAACACTCAGACAGAATGGAACGGCAACGTGCCAGACGTGCTTACGACAAGAAAAAAATAAACCGCAAAGGTAAAGATGTAAGTCACAATAAGATGTTAAGTAAGGGGGGCAGTAACAAAGACGGCACTAGACTGGAAAGCCCTTCAAAGAACCGTGCAAGAAACGGACAGAAGAAAAAGAAAAAATAAAATATACTGGAGAGTATTTTGAAGATTATTGACAACAAAGCTTTGTTGCTTAGAGTACGTGACCCTAACAGAGTTACAGCCCTCATACCAAAGAGCCAACAATTACCAGACAATAAGGTACTAGTTAACTGGGGGCTTGCCGAAGCATCGAGCCTTAAGACACTAAACATAAAAGCACCGTCACCCATTGAGGGTAGGTACAAGTGGACAGGCAAGCACAAACCCTTTGACCACCAGAAGACAACAGCAGGGTTCTTGACAATGAACAAGAGAGCCTTTTGTTTTAACGAGCAGGGTACAGGCAAGACAGCTAGTGCGATATGGGCGTCGGACTATTTACTACAACAAAAACTAATAAAACGTGTATTGGTTATCTGCCCGCTGTCAATCATGGATAGCGCATGGCGTGATGACTTGTTTACCTTTGCTACCCACAGGACAGTATCCGTGGCTCACGGTGCGGCGGCAAAACGTAAAAAGATTATTGAAGAAGGGTCTGAGTATGTAATCATTAACTATGATGGCGTTGCTATTGTAGCTGATGAGATAAAGAAAGGTGGCTTTGACCTAGTGATTGTTGATGAAGCGACCCACTATAAGAACGCACAAACGACACGTTGGAAGACACTGAACAAGCTAATTAACGAAGATACATGGCTGTGGATGATGACAGGTACACCCGCCGCGCAAGCTCCAACAGATGCCTATGGTCTAGCTAAGATGGTCAACCCCAGATCAGTGCCAAGGTTCTTTGGGTCATTCAAAGACCAAGTTATGCACAGGGTATCTCAGTTTACATGGAGACCCAAGCCCGATGCTACAGAGGTCGTGTTCAAAGCACTACAACCTGCGGTTAGGTTTACAAAGGAAGAGTGCTTGGACTTACCACCAATGGTGTATGTAAAGCGTGAGGTAGAACTCACACGGCAACAGAAGAAATACTACAAACAACTCAAAGACAAGTTAGTAATGGAGATTACAGGGGCAGAGGTCACGGCTATGAACGCGGCGGTAAGTCTGAACAAACTCCTACAGATATCGGCAGGGGCTGTATATACTGATGATGGGTCTACACTAGAGTTTGATATCAAGCATAGATACAAAGTGCTTCGAGAAGTAATTGACGAATCAAGTCAAAAGATCTTAGTGTTTGTACCCTTTAAGCATGTCATAGACATCTTAACAGACAAGTTACGGTCAGAGGGTATAACAACTGAAGTTATACGTGGCGATGTATCTGCACCTCAACGAACACAGATATTCAGAACCTTTCAGACAACCCCGAACCCACGTGTGCTGGTAATCCAACCACAAGCCGCCGCACATGGTGTCACGTTAACAGCCGCTAACACAGTGGTCTGGTGGGGGCCGACGAGTTCGCTAGAAACTTATGAACAAGCCAACGCTAGGGTGCATAGGTCAGGACAGGTACATAAATCTACCGTTGTGCAACTCCAAGGTTCTGCCGCAGAAAAACACGTTTACAGGTTATTAGATAAGAGAATCAACGTTCACACAAAGTTGATAGATCTTTACAACGAGGTACTTGACTAGCGTATCAATAGATACTATATATAAATTCTCGATAGGCAAAGGAGAGTATAATGAGCGACGCTACGGCTGAAAAGATGACCAGTGCATACATAAAGATACGTGCCGAGAGGTCAGCGCTATCAGCAAAATTTAAGGCAGAGGACGATAAACTTGTGAGACAACAAGACGTTCTCAAACGAGCATTGCTTGACTACTGTGAGAACCACGGTTTGGAAAGCGTAAGAACTTCTGCGGGATTGTTTTTTAGATCTACTAAGACGAAGTATTGGACAAGCGATTGGGAGGCTATGCATAAATTTATATTAGAGCATAATGTGCCAGAGTTTCTTGACAAGCGTCTTAACACGAGCAATATTAAGCAGTTCCTAGAAGAAAACCCAAACACAGTTCCTGATGGTTTAAACATCGATAAGGAATATGTAATTTCTGTAAGGAAGAAATAATGAGTGAACCATTTGTACCAATCGAAGATGTGGCGAAACATTTCTCTGTTTCCATATCTACTGTACGAGCGTGGGTAAGACAGAACCACATACCTAAAGATACCTACATTAAAATAGGTAATACTTATAGGTTTAACGTGAGTGATGTGTCTCATGCTTTAACTAATAAAGAGAAAGAAAGTGAACCTGCTAATAAGTGGGAGCAACACTTCGAAGAACCAACCGATATCGTTGCTGATATTGATTTAGACGACGATATATAAAACCCCTAAACCTCTTAAGGAGAGCGAAAAATGACTGAGATGTATATTATTGAGAATGTAGAAGCCCTATGGCCTAAAATTGACACCACCTATGTGTTTAAACCAAAGCCAATAGGTAGAAGTATGCCCTGTGACCCTTCAGAAAAAGACGCAGAGTATTCTATACAGTTTCGTATGGATAACGAGACAGCGAAGAAATTGTTTATGGCTATGTCAAAAAGCTACCAAGCTAACAGGGAGAAAGACTGGGATGAGAAACTATCAAACCCTTTCATTAAAGATGATGATGGCACTTATACCTACAAAGCTAACCTAAAAGGTAAGTATAGTTCGGGTTTATCTAAACCTCCTATGCAATTAGATTCCCAGGGTAACAAGTTACCTGCTGATTTCCAACTAACGACAGGTAGCACAGTCAATGTTGCCGTGCAGTTCAACCCGTATAAAGGTTACGGTCAAAATTCTGTAAACTTAAGGTTACGTGCTGTACAAGTTATCAAGCTTTCTGAACGAAGTGAGTACAATCCGTTTGGTAAAGTAGATGGTGGCTTCACCATAGAAGATGCTAATCCTTTTACTAAGACTGCTGAGAAGTCTAACGTGGTAAGCATTGCTGAACCTGTAGATGACTTTGATGAAGAACCAGTAAAAGAACCAAAGAAAGTTGTTAAAAAGCCCGCTCCACCACCACCCACGGCGGAAGACGACTTGAGTTCCGTACTCGATGCTTGGGACGATTAAGTCTCAATGGAACTCCGCCACGACTAGGTTTATACCGAAAAGGATATCTGCCGATGTCCAGTCGTGGTGTCTTTCGGCACTAGTGGGTGGATATTATGGAAACAAAAACATTTTTAAAGAGGATACTAGGTGACGACGGCTTTTACTGCGTATGTGCTTTTAGCGATGAGCGTAGGATACAGAAGCTATACCCCTCAATAGATGCGGTTGTAGACGCGTCTAAAGACCTAGACGAGCAAGGATTTGATATATACTTTGGGTTGTCCACGTTTGAGACAGGCCAATCACGTAAAGCAGATAACGTAAAGAACATCAGGTCATTCTTTCTTGACCTAGATTGTGGGCCGAGTAAGGAATACCCTACCCAGAAGGATGCGCTGACAGATCTGATTCGGTTTTGTAAGACGCTATCTTTACCTAAACCTGTTATGGTGAGTTCTGGTAATGGAGTGCACGTGTACTGGCTGTTGTCAGAATCAGTGGTGATTGACGACTGGTTACCTATAGCAACACGTCTGAAGAAACTATGTGCAGATCATAAACTACTGGCTGACCCTGTGGTCACAGCCGATGTTGCTAGGATACTACGCGTACCAAACACACATAACTATAAGAACGGGGTCGCAAAAGAAGTAAGTTTTATTGGCGTGCCTACAAATGAGTTAGTGGATTTTGATAAGTTCTCTGAGTTGTTAGGTGGGGAAGCTATACCACAACCTAAGAAAATGACGCCTAACTCTGTAGCTTCTTTGTTTATGGATAACTCTGATACTGAGTTTAAGGTCATACTATCTAAGACTGTGAAGGGTAATGGGTGCGAACAGATAAAGAATATAATACAGAACAGAGAAACTGTAAGCGAGCCCATGTGGAGAGCAGGGTTATCCATAGCAAAGTTCTGTGCTGATAGCGACAAAGCTATAGAACTGATGTCCAAAGGGCATGAAGGTTACGATGAGAAGTTAACAGAAGATAAGGTATCTCTCATAAAAGGGCCGTACCTTTGCAATAGATTTGATGAATATAACCCTGATGTCTGTACAAACTGTAAACATTGGGGCAAGATAAAATCTCCTATAACATTAGGTCGTGTGGTTAAACAGGCGCAGAGCGCTCCAGATATACCAGATTACCCCGCACCGTACTTTAGGGGAGAGAATGGCGGTATATATGTAAGCGTCAGAGGTGCTGACGGGGAGGAAGAACATAGACAGATATATCATAACGACCTGTACGTTGTTAGGAGGCTTAGGGATGTAGAGCTTGGAGAGGCTATCGTTATGCGGTTACATCTCCCAAAAGACGGTATAAGGGAGTTCACAGTACCGCTTACGGCAGTAACATCCAAGGAAGAACTACGTAAACAGTTGTCTATGCAAGGCATAGCAGTAGCGAGGATGGATGAATTAATGCAATACACAACAACATGGGTAAACGAATTACAGTCACAGAAGGAAGCAGATGAAGCACATAGGCAGTTTGGTTGGGCTAACGACGCCTGTGAGTCTTTTATACTTGGTAACCAAGAGATATTTAAAGACAAGGTAGATTTTAATCCACCATCTTCCCAGACTGCGGGGTTGTTTCCCTCGTTCGAACCAAAGGGTTCTTTAGATGCTTGGAAGGAAGCGATAAACTTTTACAATCGAGATGACTTTGAACTACACCAATTTGTAGTGGGTACATCCTTTGGTTCTCCTCTTATGCAGTTTCTACCCATACATTGTGCAGGATTACATATATACAGTAAGGAGTCAGGGGTAGGTAAAACCACCGCAATGTCAGCAGGTATATCTGTGTGGGGTAACCCTGATGACCTGATTATCCATGAAAGAGATACCTTTAACACAAAGATGAACCGTGGTGAGGTGTATCATAACTTACCTCTGTACATGGATGAGCTGACGAACACACACGGTAAGGAGTTATCAAACCTTGCCTATCAACTTACGGGTGGCCGCCAACGTGGACGTATGTCTAGCGGTAGTAACACAGAACGTGCCCGTGGCGATGCTTGGAAGCTACTCGCTGTAACTACAGGAAACACAAGCATTGTAGAGCGTATTAGTATCATAAAAGCCATGCCAAAAGCAGAGGCACAGAGAATACTAGAATGTAGGGTGAGCCGTATAAACTTTGAAACAAAAGAAGAAACAGATTCTTTTAGCACCGCCATACAGAATAACTACGGTCATGCGGGTGAGGTCTACATCCAATATATTATGAATAACCTAGATGCAGTGATTAAGCTTCTTGAGGAAGTGCAAGAGGTTGTAGATCGCAAAGCACGGCTAACTGCTGAGAACCGTTATTGGTCTGTCCTTGCAACCTCTACGATTGTCGGACTGATAATGGCAAAACGTGCAGGGCTTATCCAATATGACACCTCAAAGGTCTTCTCATGGATTATAGAGCGTTTAAAAGAGAACAAGCGTCAGGTAGCAGACATGAGCATATCTGTCGAAGAAACACTAAACGATTACATACATGAGCATTGGAGCAATGTGCTGTGGATTAAGAGCACTGATGACCTCCGTAAGCAAGATGACGGTGTTACGTCACTCGTTATCCCAGAGGCGCTCCCAAGGGGTAAGTTAGTTGCACGATACGAGACTGATTTGAAACGTGCGTACCTTGTTGTGAAACCACTAAAGCTATGGTGCGGAGAACAACAAATAAACTATAACTCGTTTATACATGACCTTACAAGCAAGCTGGGCGCTACTAAAGTAAAGATGCGTCTAAGTAGGGGCACGCATATGAACTTACCCCCAACATGGGTAATAGCTGTGGACTGTTCGATAGAGAATGAGAATAAGACAAGGGATACTGAAGACGAATGATCTCAGCCCTGACGGGGTAAGGATTATAGTTAATTGGGATGACATGGTAACAAGTTCCTCTGTGTTTATCTTGTGTGTCAATACCCAGGCGGCGATAGAGCAAGCCAAAAAAATAACCGATGCGAGGGGTTGGCAGACTGAAAGTCAGGTCAGAGTAGAGGATAACAAATTAGGGGTTCGCATATGGAGAACTGTGTGATATAGAGGGAAAGACAGGAAATAACTGTCACTCTCCACCCTAACTAGGCCGCTCGTGCTACCGACACGGGCGGTTTTTTTAATCAAACAACCGTAAACCCCGATCCCAATCGTTACGACTGTCTTTCAAAGTCTCTCGCATTTGTGGGTTTAAACGAATGCCGTTGTACATCTCTAAAGATGTTTTTGCGTGTTGCTTCATAGAACGGTCAATAGTTTCGGCAGTAATTGCGGCCTCTTTGTGCTTCTTACTAAACGCACGCATTTCTTTTCTTACGTCTCGTGCGCCGTCAAAGTCACCCATACGTTTAGCAACGTAGTATTGTTTTAATAACTTAGAACGTTTTTTACTTATGGCGGTGTCTATACCCTTGATAATATTGTTTCGCTCTTGCTCTAACATATACCCCGTAGGAGCAAAACCAAGGAACTGTCCTGCACGTTCGAGCACGTTTACATCATCGTAGATAATATCGCCACGTCTGGTTTTGTAACCACCTTCTGCATCTATGCGGCCTATAAATGGAAACGCTTTCATCATATTTGCCACACCTGCAGGTAGAAGACTTTCTGTACCACGCATTAATTCCCCGTTATATAAATCTTTTGCACCCCGTTGTATCCTCTTCGCACTGCTTAAGAATGGGCCACCAAGATGAAACCCTATTAAACCTTCTAAGTCAGCGTTTCTGTCAAACTTGTTTTCTTGTAATAATAGACCTGTTAATCTTATACGGTTAGATGGGTCAATGCCTGACATAGCAGGTACACCTTTATACCAACCCTCTCCTATTGTTTTGCGTACAACAGTATCAAAATCATCATCGTCTTCACCTGCGATAAGTAAATTGTAAAGTACACTAAACGCACCGTAGAGCGGTACACCATGAACACCTGCAAAGAATAACGCTGTGCCATGAACACCTGCTAATTGTTTAGCCGCGATCTTACGCTGTTCAGCGTTCATGTCAGAGTCCATCATAGTTTTTGCAGACTTCAACATAGTGTAATACATCTGAAGTCCGTAGCTCTTATACATAAACGCAACTCTACCAATACCTTTTTGTGTAAGGGCGGGGGCTGTTTCTAACACTGCTCCACCGTTGGTTTCTTGTGCTTGGCGTATTGCCTCTTTAGCGGCGGCTGTTTTCTGTTCTGTTGTAGCGCCTAGAAGATACTCAGTTCTACTTTGTTTATCGTTGGGTTTATATTTACCCATCAACTTCTCAAGCTCTAAATTATACCCCCCAAGTATTGTAGTTTGGCGGTTAAAACGTTCTGCGTGGTTAAAGAAAAAAGCCGACATGGAAGAAATACTATCTCCAATGGTACGTTTCCTGCCTGACTCATCAAGACCTAAAGCATCCTTTAAGAATGATGTTGTTAGTAGACCACGCTTCGCTGCCATCTGCACGGCGGGTTTCATAAGCTCGTATTCTGCTTTAAGGTTTTTAGGTATATCACTTTTTACTACGTAATCACCTTGTTCATTTCTATCGTACATCGCTAGTATATTATTTTTTGCTCCTCCAACAAGCCTACCTGCATTTGTAAGGTCAGATGCGCTCTGTTGGTATCCGTACTTAGCGCCGAGATATGGGAGCACAAACAACGGTACTTGAGATGTGTTAACTATGGCAGAGGATACGTTAAACCCAATGGTGTATATAAACGCAAACTGATTAGCTTTTTTCATAAGAGGTTCGCTAGGAGGGTTACGTGCAAAACCCCCTCTCTGCAGCAACTCCTTTTTTAGGTCGGCAAATGATGCGGTGATGGCCTCAGTGCCTCTACCTACAATGCTCTCGGCTTTCATCGCTGCAGGATCAGGTACTTTTAAACCGCTTATTTGTTGTTCTATATCTTTAATACGTTTACCATGAACTAGACGTTCAGTTTGACGCCCTAAGTCATAAGCTTTTATACGGAAAGCATCTAAAGAATCTTCTATAAACCCTTCAATATTTTCACGTTTTTTAAATGATTTAGCAAAAGAAGTTTCAGGTAAAGTATCAATAAACAACTGAACAATTTCTGTTCTTACATCTTCCTTAACATCTCCTTTTTTTAACGCGTCTAATGTTTTACCTACGAATGAGAATGAGGGAGCGTTCTCAAAATGCGCTTCTTTAAAATCACCGTCGCTAGTTTCAACTCTTTCAAACTTATTATCTTTTCTTATTTCTGCCGCCGCTCTATCTCTTTCTGTTTCGCTCTTAAACATGCGTACTACGTAAGACGGGTTAGCTTCAGACTCTGGCGCTTCATCTACGCTTTTGTATGCATAGGTTAGTTTAAAGTTACCTTCACGCGTAAGCGGAAAATACACAGCTAAAGTGTTTGCTCTAAATATTTTTTTAAACACACTACTTTTTAACTTTTTAGCAGCGTCAGGATCTTCTGCTAACGCGGCGTCTACACGACCAAAGAGTACGTCTTTTAACTTCTCGTACATGTTTCTATACGTATTACGTAATGCGGTGTACTGAGCTAACAGTTTTTTTCTATCCGCAGGGTTAAGTTTATTTAATTCTTTTTGTTGTAATTTCCATATATCCATCTTTTCAGATTCAGGATTAAGTTTTTCTGCCTCATACTTAGGGTCTGTAAATTTTTTATACTCGGCATCTCTATCTTTTTTAGTTTTAAATGACTTAGTTTTTAAGTCTCCCTTGTCGTTTAAATATTCAAATTTATACCTAAGATATTGTGCTTCAGCATCAGCCTGTGAAAGAAGTGGGTCTACTTGATTTATGGTACTACCATAATCTGCATCATAAATAAGTTTATCCATAACCACTTTAAGTTTAGGGTTATCTTTCCTAAAGTTAGCGAGATCGCGCATCACTACATCTAGTGCCGCATCGGACTCCATCATAGCTCCACGTTGTTCTTCTATTGCTATGTGTAGATTTTCAGCTAGTTTACCAAACCCAGCTTTTTCTGCTACGTCTGCCAAAGCTTGTGTACCTAATATCTTTAAAATACCTACTCTAGGACTTTTTCTTAAGTTTTTTAGAATGTCAAACATACTATTCCCAAAACTCTTTACACCGTCGTAGCTGTTAATTTTTTTCTGTATAGTACCAAACGCTTTTGCCATCTCGTTTACACCGCCCGCAGTTGCGTTTAGTAGTAACATGTCTGCGTTTCTATACTCAGGTGCAGGAGCTATAAGAGCGTCAAACAAGTTATCACCTTGTACTAACGTATCTATTGCAGAAAACACATCTAAACCTTTAAGAGAGTCATTTATGTTAGGTATGTAAGTTAGTGATACTGTAGGCGCTCCTACTAACTTACGCCCAAAGTTCGCTATTATATTCATAAATCTACGGTATACACTTACGGGTTCACCTTGAATATTTATTGATGCCAGTGTTGATTGAAACTCTGGGTTGCTCATAGCTTCAGAAACAAACTCATCTAAGTTGGTACTGCCACGAGCAGTTGGGATTAAACCCTTAACCTTTTTAAATAACGTGTTAAGCTGTGCTGTTGTGGGGTTAGATTTGTCGCTTAACTTGGCAGATACAACCGCATGTATCATCTCATGTAGTAACGTGTGCGTGTTTAAACCCTCTGTTGAATTTAAACTTATAGTGTTTGTTCTAGGATCAAATACACCTGCAGAATCTAAATCTTCTACTATTTCAAGTTTTGTAGTTCCTATGTTGTTAGCAAGTACTTTCGCTAATGCACTGACGCGTTTACTTTGGCTCGTGATCGATAGTCCTTTAAGTGCAGCTTCAAGATTACCTGCGGCTAACATTTCTACAACCACGGGGTGCATAGGAGTATCTAAGTTTGATACCGAATCTAAAGGTAATTTTTTCAACGCAGATTTTTCTCTAATACGGTCTATATTTTTATTAAGTTGCGCCTCAGTTATCTCACCCGCTTCAAACTTAGCTCTTTCATTCTCAATGTTAATGTTATTATCGTTTATAATTACCTGGTCTTCGCTTGTTTTTCGTCTTTTTATATAATCTGCTTGTGCTTTAAGAGTTCTTACTTCTTCTCTTTTTTGAGCTGCAAATTTTTCTTTAGCTTTTTCAGATAAATTCTCGTTAACCCATTTTTCTATGGAAAGCGCTGATGCTTCAACTGAGTTCTGCATTCTTTCATTAAGCGCGGCATCTAACTCGGTTACAGTTTCTTTACCTGTTTTTGGATCTTTAGTAGAAGATTTCTGTGTTCTTTTTACCTTTGCCGATATTTCATGTGGTGCGTCATCTAGCAACACATCTGCAGGATAAGGAGCTTTTCGTAACCGCTCTTGTACTTTAAACAACGGATTAGATTTAGGTAAAGTAGCACCTGTTACAAGGTCTTGTACTTTTTTTAAGTCTGAAGAATCTAACGCACCGCCTTTAGTCCCTCTATCATATGGGTCTGTGGCTACAGTAGAAAACTCTTCTTCGTATCTCTGTAATCTAGTTCTTCGCCCTCGTTTATCTTGTTTATCAAACGCTGCTTTAGTTGCGTTTATACTCTCTAAAGATGCTTGTTTTTCAACGTCTTTCCTTGCCGAAGCGTCGAGTCCTGCCTGTTCTCCTACAGCTATTTCAGCTAACTGAGCCTCGTCTCTCTTTACTTCTGCTGCCTGAACTTCTTCAGTTTTTAATTCTCTAGCGGTTTGAACTTGAGCTGGGACTCTGCCTGTTTTAATGTCTACCGCTCTTTGATTTGCTTCAGCTCTACTTATTTCACCTGCTTCAAGTTTTCTTGCTACTACATCAAGATTAGCCTGTTGATTACGAGTCAACGCTGAAAGACTAGTTACTGTTTCATCTTTAAATATAGGCTCTTCTTCAACTGGAGTTTTTGTTTTTTCTGCTTCTCTTTTTCTTGCGAGAAAATCTACGGCTGCTTCACCTTCTTTCGGTGTAACCTCTAATGTATCGTCTCCAGTGACTTCTGTATCAACAGCAGGTCTAACGCTAGGCTCAGGGCTGTCCACTCTTGCCTCTTCAGGTGCATCAGGCTCCTTGGCATCCTTATCGTCTCTCGTTGATATAACATCTTGAACGC